GAGCACATACTCTCACCTCCGCTTGGGAAAGTTGTATGACTATTGCCAAGGTGAATCGCCTCCGATATTGTTTTGTAGTTTGCGTAGGGCTTGGGTACATTTACGATCAACAGTAGAGATAGCGCACTCTAAGTATTCAGAGATAAGTTGAAGAGTGAGGTTGTCGTGGTAGCGAAGGCGCAGAATATCTTGTTCATACTTCTCTAACTTCTCATAAGCCTTCTTGATATCTACCAGCATAGCCAGCAGGTTGCCACCTTCAGCAGGGGCGCTAGGTTTGCGAGGAGTTCCGTCATTGACAAGTATCTGACTCTGCTCTAACGCAGTGTCACTGATAACACTCTTGATTACAAAAGGTAAAAGTTGGGCGATAGTAACTGTGTCGTAGTATGCCTCATCATTGATTTGATATCCAGACTTAGTTGCCTTCTCTTTACGAGCGTAACGTTCTAAACATCTGCGTATCTGCCACGCTACCTTCTTCTCATTCCACTTACGCTGGACCTCATTCTCATCAGAGAGGACCTCGTTAAAGTGGTCAGCACGAGATAAGACAAAAGCCCACGCCTCTTGGAGGAGGTCACCGCGTTCGGTGTATGCCCGAAACCTGCGGTGAATGGTGGTCACCACAGAGGGAACGAGGTCATCGAGTATTGGATGTAGTTGATTTGTCATTGGCTCTCTTATTCATCTCATCTACGTATCGGTCAGCCTTATCACGTTTTTGTCTAGCAATTTCTTTTCGGCGTTGGTCTGCCTTGTACCACGAATACTTCTCAGTCATTGGATTCCCTTACAAATTCTTTAGGGACTGCGGCATACCAGTAAAATTCTTTGTATTCAAATGGCCTTTGGTAGTAATCCTCGCCGAATATCCACTCTGAATTACTATCCATATTCCATTCCGAATATTTTTCATAAATTTCATCTGGAACTTCTGCTCCATCTTTGCGAGAAATAATGTAGCGAGTATGGTCATATCCTTCTTTCAACTCCCATTGCCCATCCCAATCAGGAAAATGTTTGCTCTTTGTTCTATCAAATTCAAACTGCAATGTTTCTTTTATTGCCTCAATAAAGCCAGTGTTTTTCTCAACAACTGACTTGCTTACCTGTAGACCACCAGCAAACTCTATAAACTTCATATCAATCATCTGGTAACCCTTCTAACAATTTCTCTATGACCTCATCTGCAATCTTTATGAAGAATTGCCGATCATAAACCTCTAGAATATATTCAGTCATTGTCACCTCTGACAAGTTGAGCAGCAAGATAAAAAGTTTTAGCACGAACCGCTGTGTCATTGAAGTTGTACTCGTCGCTTATCATTGCGCGAGTAGCCTCTCGCTCTAAATTGTTGGCGAGTTGATTACGAGTAACTTTCACTATGTATTCATAGTATTCTATAGGAATAGAATTACCATCAGGAAGTGCGTATTGATTAGTCATTGGGTAGTTCAGGCCACTTCTTATCAAGCACCATAATTGCAATGGCGCTGTAGTTCAGTAGGTCTACGAAAGAGTCGCGGAGGGACTCGTTACTGGGAGAGACCTTGCTATCAAGGAGGTTATTGATGCGAGCCACTTTGTCCCACATTCGCACGCGGAGTCCGTTGAGTGGACCACCTGGACTGTGAGCGATGTTCTTCGGGCCGTAATCGTGATGCTTGCGGATGAGCAGATTTCCTGCTCCGTCAAGGATTCTCCAGACATCGGTGATGAACTCATCATTTACTTTCGTACTGGCATTGGTTGGCAGGTTATTGTCCCAGCCTTGTAATCTATCGAAACTATTATCATCCCCATATCCATCAATAATCTGGCTGCCTCTTGGAGATCTTTCTTCTTGCTCATTCATCTCGCTCCTCCTAATAGGGTTGATAGTTCTTCTGGTCCGTGTTGTAAATAAAACTCATTGATATCCATACCTAGCGGTAATTGTACTATCTGCGAGTTCACAACTTCACTCGCCACGCGCTTAGAAAACTCTGCTCCTGGATTAGTTCCATCCTCTTTTAGATCGTTGTCTCCGACAAAATAGACGGTATCAAAGCCCGTCAATAACTTGGTGTAGTACGGCTTCCACGCCGCTACTCCTGGCACTCCCACTGCTGGGATACCTAACACTCCTGAGATAATCACAGTATCTAACTCACCTTCACAGACCACAATGTGGTGACTGTCTTGGGTTACATCAACCACATTATACAGGTGTAGTTTCTGCCCTGTTGGTTGTCCATACTTAGGCTTGCCATCATCTAATCTTCTAAACTTTACACTCGTTGCAATTCCAAGAGCGGTGATATAAGGAATGGATAGCCACCCTTCAAACTGCTCGTGACCAGGTGAAGGATCAATAACTGTTCCGAGCATAAAGGCTTGTGCTATATCCTTAGATACTCCACGTCCGTCTAGATAGGCCAGCGTTGCCTCGTCTATGCTTTGACTGTAACGTGTGACCGCTTCCAGTAACAATTTCGACTGCTCGTTTGACTGCATCTTTGAACTCCAGATTCTCCTTCTCCATCACAATAGCGACGGATGACCCACCCTTACCACAGGTATGACAGAAATATAAGTTGTCATACGTATTCATTACTGCACTACGCCTTGAGTCATCGTGGATACAACACTTGACACTGGCGCTCTTACCCTCTTTTACTTCCCCACCATAGTAGGAAACGATTACTGCTACGGGGATTGAGTCTGCATCTGCGGTACCTTTGATCCTCTTTTTACGTACCACCCTGGACCAGTCTTGTGCTGGCATCCGCAGTCTCCTTTACAGTACCCGTGTAACTCTTCTGACTTTTCATACTTACCTTGTGAGTTGAAGTCACCACCCACACTGCAGTCATCGCAGATCATTCTGCCTTCTTCTTTCTAGTTTTAGGTTTGATATCAAAAGTTTCTTCTGCAACTTCTTCTTTCTGTTCGACAATAGTTGGTTCCTCTGGAATTACTACCTCTGGTGTATTCCAAAGTTCACTACTTGTTATCTGTCCTTGTGGTACTGGCATTGCTTGTCCTTTCTACTAACCATTGGTCTAAGTCTTGGATTACCCAAGCCTTCTCTACTCCGTGTTGTCTACGTTTTACTATAACGAAGGCAGGAGGAGTCGCAACCATCCCCCGTGCCTTCGCATAGTTCTTTGCTTCTACCTGTGCTTCGTCCCAGAAGGCAGGAAGATTAAGTGATTTGCGATTCTTACATTCTAAAATATAGGTCTGACCTGCGATTATGGTAACGATATCGCCTTCGTCATTAGCGCCAGCCTTAGCCAAACGCTCGGCAAAGTGACCAAGTTTGCGTAGATACTTCATTACATCTGTCTCAAACTTAGATCCTTTAGCCTTGTTGTAACTACTCATCGTGTCACCTGTAAGTTGGAATGTAGATATGACCGTCCTTGTGCATCAGAGTCACCAATCTGACACGCCCCAAAGTTTGTAAATAGTGTTGCCCACCGTGAAGCATCAGCGTAGTGAGGTCCAAACCGATTCTTCACGGCAGCAACCCGAAGCATTCCTTGGGAGGGGTCATAACCAAGGGTCAGAATGATGGCAGGTAATTGACTTACCTTTCCGTGTATGGCACGACGAGGAGGGGGCATCGTGGGAGATCCATACTCACTCTGTTCTGATACGTGATGAAGCACTAGCACACAGGCTTCGGTCTTGCGTGCCATATCGTGTAACTCCATCATAATTGCACGTAGTCCAGCCCATTCATTATCTGTTTCGGCTGCTACATTCATTAGGTTATCTATCACTATAAGTTCTGGTGCGATTCCATACAGTTCGATATATGCCTTTATCTCCATCTCGATGTCATCGAGTGACGGACTGGAGTCAAAGACCCACTGTATGTTCTGCATCTTAGAAAGGTAATCCTGATAGTGACGTGGATTTTTATGTAAATTAGTTTCAACTGTCAGTTGTGAATGACCTGATAGATGAGCAGCAGTTCTAATCATCACCGTTGCGGTGTCAGTATCTGCTGAAAAGAAGAGCGTTGGTATGTTGGCCTTTATCGCATAGACCAGAGCAAACATAGACTTACCTGCGTTGGGTGCAGCAGCAACCATACAGACTTGTCCACGTCTGAACTTCACATTCACATCAGTAGAGTTGAGAGACTTCCATACATCGGGTAGGGGTGTAGCCTTGACGTTCGTGGATTGCCACGCACGTGAAAGTCTAAGCACTTCTCTCCTCCTTGACTACAATGTTTCGCTGTCTTCTTATTTGCTTGCGTTGGAACTCTGATAAACCACCCCAGATTCCGTAACGTTCGTAATGGATGCCCCATTCTGCACACTCAATTTGATGGATACACGAGTTACATATACTTCTAGCGTGTACGGCTTCTTGCGTTGATCCAAGTCCTGGTTCAGGGAACCAGAAGTCACCGCCTGATTGAGCGCAGAGAGGACTCTCGTACTCACGAGGTCCTCGCATTGGGTCATCGAACCCAGATAGCGTCGCACTTGTCTGGCGCACCCTTTGGTGCAGCGCACATCCAAGCCTTCCAAGGACCCTTGGCTCCATTGCCAGTACGGAACTGCATCTGTCCGTGCTTACATTCTGGAGTCTGTCCTTCAACTACTTGTGGTTTTGCTGGTGGGTTTGCCCTGTCATCTAATCTATTGAATCCACCAGATGATACGGGCGCAGCAGGTCTAACGCCTGAGAAAGATTGGCTAACGCTTCCAATAAGGGCGGAAAAGTCTTGCGCTGCGGTCAGCAGTGCTTCTAGTTCCTCCTTGTTTGCAGCGTAGAGATTGATAAGAGTTCCATCAGGTGATTTGAAATTCACTTGGAACTTGGTTGATTCATTTGCAGCCACTATTTACCTCCAGTATGTTTGATTGAAAGTCGTAGACTTTCCTTACCTTCTAATGTTGGAACAAAGCCTAGAAGTTCTTGGACCAGTTCCTTATTTACTTGTTTGGCACCAGCCACAGAAGACCAACGAACCTCTACTCCTGTGTCAGTGACACCGACAACACCAGCAAGTTCTTCTTTCAAAGACTCTTTCTGATTTGTCAATTCTTTTATTTGGAGATAGGTCAGTGCTTTGTCAGCAGCAGATCTATCTTCTATCAACGGTAATTCAGTTTTTGTACGTTCTTTTTTTAGACCAACGCATCCCATCTCACCTGATGCGTCGTAGTATTTACAATAGAACTTACAGTAACTCTCGTCCTTCTCTGGCTCTGGTGGAGTCTGTGACTCTTTGATACCAGCCAACCAAGATAAGGCTTCAAGCGCGATGGAAGTATCGTACTTCTCTGAGTGGACCTTTACATCGCGCTCGTCACCGTCTCGTGGTATTGCCACAAGATGCACATTG